TTAAATTGAATTGTACCGTTTTGACTACCAATAACTTTATATGAAAGTGTCCAGTCAACTGATGTTACATTTGCATATTTTTTTAACAGAACCCATCGATTTGAACTTGTTGTGTTTATTTTTACATGTTCTCCAATTTTAACACTAATCAAATTTAAATCAGCATATGTATTAATTGAATGAGTAATTGCTGTAAATTGTGTATATCCATCTGCATACCAATCAATTAAATCCCAATATCGGGTAGTATTATAAGTTTGAGATAGTGTCTTACTCCATGTTTCAGTAGCTGATTGATACGCGTATATACTCCATCCGTTATTTGATGCAGAATCACTTTTAACTAATAATGAATAATCTCTAATATCTAATGTAGTAGTACTATTATACCCAACTCCTGATCTTATAATTTCACAACCAATGATTTGACCAGCTACATTAATTACCGATTTAATAATTGCACCTGTACCGCTGCCAATAACTGTAAAATACGGAGCTATTAAATACCCGCGTCCAGGAGACACTACGATAATTCCAGTAATTGCACTATCTGTTATTATTGGTGTAATTTCTGGTTTAATATACGACTTTGCAATTGCAAATCGTAATTCTAAATCAGTATCAATAATGTCGTCGTATAATCCGCGTGTTACACTTGGAAGTTCATCATACTTGTGCAAGTTTGCCATATTACGAGTATCAACTATTAAATTTGAGCGTAACACTATGTTAGTTTGCTCAATTAGTTGCTTTAATGCTTCGTATTGATTAATAAACATACTTTGGCGTGGGCGATTTTCAATTCCATATTGCAATTTAACTGGCAGCGATTGATCAGGCACTACTCGATTTCCTAAATCTTTCCCACACAAACTATCAAACCATTTTTGTTCTATATTTGCAGGTATAGTTGTTCTAGGAGAAGTGCTAATAAGTTTCCACTGTGAATGAATATTTTGATCAACAGTATTGCCATTCCAAAACTCAACTGATAATACCGCATCAGTATGATGTAATAGTGATTTTACATTTACTAAACTAAACGAATTTAATCCAGTTAATGCCAAATACTCGTACCCTGCGCCTCGCGGGTTTGCAATTAAATTAGATACCGTATTTGCTGACAAATTTCTTCCCGGAATTGACGGTATTGTTATTTTATTCTTAACCCAAAAATAATAAGTGTTTATAAGACGTTGAGTTAACTTATTATATCGTTGACAGTAACTAAATGCATTATCACCATATAACGACTTTCCACTTATACCAATTGCTAATCCTGCTTCAGTGTCTGCCTCTGCATCCCACTCCGACGGTAATAGATCTGTTTCAACCCATTCATATATGTCAATCGATGCACCAAATGCAAGTGTACTACATGTACTGTTTCTATAAACTACATCATCCGTATAACTATCAATAAATTTAGCTGTTCTTAAATCCCACCATAATGCACCTACTTGATTTGTAGTCCATGCTATTCCATCATCTATATTTACAAGACCGTCATTAACCCATGTTGGATTGTCTACTTGCGAACTGTATACTGCTGGATCGTAAAACGATTTAAATTTAATTTCCTGATCAGCAATACTTGAATTTTTACCTTGTAACGAATCAACTAGATCTAAATGCTTTATTAATTTGTTAGTTGATCTATTATATAAAAATGCTTGTTTAATTTTCTTTACATCGGGTTTGGCAACAGGATAGTGATTTATTGTCCAACTGTACTGGTTGGTCGGTTTAACATAATCGTATACGATGCCAGTTTGCAAATTAATGTACTGTGAAACTCTAGTTTCTGCAAACGGTGAACTAACTAGTATACTGTCCGGTGTTGCAACAATAGATGTTCCGTATCCATCTTCAGATAATGATAAAGTAGTTAATCGTTCACTAATAACCCAACTCAGTCCATACCGATCATAGACGTCAATGCCGCCAAACTCAGTAAGTGTATATGTAATAGTAGTAGTATTAATCGTATCTAATTCTGCTGCATCAAATGTAGTTGTGCCAGCATCAATAGACATTCGGTGTGTGTTATCTGTATTTTGACTATAAATTACAAGTGTTGAATAATCATTTGTGAATTGAATGTCTGTACCAAAGCCGCTAGTAATATCTGATGCAGCAATCGGTTCATAATACAAGTTATAGTCACTTCCGTTACGTTCATAAATATACACTATTCCGATTGATGCCATCTGTACCCACTGTAAGTTACTGTTAACTGTGTACGTGTTCATTTGTGTTGATACTGCTATGTATTCACCGTTATTTGATACCGTAATACTTTGACCATACTGTTCCATCATAATACTATGTGAATTTGAACTAGTTGATGACAACGTCGTTAACAGTATGTAAGAATTTAACATAATATCGTATTCATATATGTATACCTGACCGGAACTAAACACCCCATACCCATATGGTGCAGAAATTACTAAAATGGCGCCATCGGCTGACACCCTAATTAATTTACCATAGTTGCTACCAGGCTGATCGTTATAATATACTTCATTACAATAGTTCCATTCTAATGTAGAAAATATTAAATTACCATCAGGATCTGCAGACAACGGCGTATTAAGAACGATAGTTGTATCATCAATAACATCGGTTACAATGTTATCAATATTTGTACCTCTAATACGCATGCCAGGTACAATATCAACAGTTGTCGAAACTTGAATAGAAGTTGAAGTACTGCCATTTGGATTATACAATGTACCTGCACGGATTGTTTCTATATACTGCAATCGATAAACTGTACTATAACTACGAGATGTTCCTACAAACAATGATTGCGATGCACCGATACTAAATTCTAAAGTTAATCCAAAATTTTCATGCGACTGTGGCATTGGGCTCGTAACTGTGTTAACTAATGTAAACATGTTATTGGTGTTTTCGTATATTGACACAACACCTTGCCCAGGATACTCGGTATTTAAACCGTTAATATCAGTTACATTTAAACCAGTCATTGGCATCGACACCGTTGCAAAACTAGCAGTTGGTGATCCAGTTGCTAGCCATTTACCATCTTTAGATATAGCAACAACAGTTGCAATTGTGTCTGCAATAGGAGTAACTGATGATATAAACGGTTTATTAATTACTTGGCGGAGAGTCCATGGTTTAGAACTACCTAACCTATCGTAGATCATAACCTCGCCAAGCGCAGTTGTGATTGCTGCTAAGTTACCGTCTGCAGTTGATGCAACGCTTTTTCCAAATTTTAAATTATCAATTAACTGTTGATTAAACACCGTATTTCTTGTATAAACAGATTGATGTTTCCAAGTTGCCCATGTCTGATCATTAGCTAATGTGTTATCTGCCCATAATAATGATGATGTTCCTAAATCTGCTAACGTATAATTCATATTATCAATTGAACTTACACGACGAGATTTTGCAGTAACAAGTGAAATAGTTTTAACATTAGTCGGAATCTTTAATCCAGCTATGTTAATTCTAAAATTGTTTGTTCCGATACTTACTACTTTATAAAATGAATTAAACGAGTTGTGTTTAATACCAACATATGAATCAACATCAAAATTAATGTAAGAATTAACTGTTATTTCTACAGTGGTATCATCTATCATTGTTATTGCAATAAGTGATAACTTAGATGATATAATTTGGTACACATTCCAACTTGCATTTTCAAAGGTACATAACACATACGAGTTAATAGGTAATACTGATGGATCAAGGGTCGTTAACTCTTCAGGTGATCGAATGGTAACTGTTACTTCATCAGCTCTAACATGGCCGCTTGATCGTAATATAGATGACGTTGACGATAATGCAGGCCAAATATACGGAGTATATCCTAATGGTTTTACATACACATCAGACGGAATTTGTCGAATAATACGATCATCAAGTTGTTGTGTAGTCGTAACTAATTCAACTCCTTGCGGATTAGTTCTTATTAATGCCTCGTCTAATATAAATTCAACAGTATTATATGCTGAACTTGCGCCGTATTGTCCGGTTCTAATTGCCCATTCTTCATAAAACTCCATACTTTCTTGACCATCGAGACTCAAAACATCAAAAAGTTTGTTAAGAACATTTGTTGTACCTTTTTCAATTATCATACCTTGATAAAATTTAAATTCACTAGTGTCATCTTGAATAATATTTTCTAGGTACTGTCTTTTTTGGTATCCAATAAGATGCTGAGCCATTTTTTGTTGAGCTGCATCAAAATTGTCACTATCTAAACTGTAGAAATCAGTAAATTGAGTTGCTTTATAATTCCAGTTTGGCAATAATTTTGCAGTTGGTTTTTCTGTTAACTTAATCCAGTCTAAATCATTAAATTTTTGTGTACCTGACAAAAATTTACTTGCACTATAATAAAATGTTTGGTGTTTAACAATATCACCTACTGAATAATCTTTCCATATTTCCCATTCATGTATGATTGCACTGTCTACGATAAATCCCGGAACATTTAATGAGCCATTCCACTCAATGCTAACATATCCGGACACTTTAATTTTGTCTTGTTTATATCCACTTTCTGGATTATAAACTACATCATTAAACATAGTTGCATTATTCATCACAATAACATGTTCTTTTTGCACTAAGTAAAAACTAGCACAATAAATGTATGCGTTAATATCAGTAGTGGAATAACTTACTATGTTACCTGACCTATATGAATTTACTAGATTAGAATGAATTGGACTACCTTGCGCATTAAACATCTCATACACATAATCCGGATTAGTAATATCGTCTACTACACTTAAAATAGTTTTAAATTGCAGTTTAGTTGCAGCCGGACTTAGTGTTATGACTGAATTTCCATTAGAACTAAGACCGTTTATTAATTCATAATCAGTCTCATTAAATACTGGTTCTTGCATTGTTCTAATTGCACGATAATAATCTCCGGTATATCGAACAATTGTATCAAAGGTAATTAACATATCCGGTACCCAATCATCCCATAACTGTTGAGATACTCCCCAATTGTTTGCAGTCCAAAAAATAAATTCTTTAGCACTAGTTTCCCAATTGGATACTGACCCTAACTGATCGTTATAGTCATCAAATACAAATCCTTGATCTGTTAACCATTTTCCATAACCTAATAAAAAATCTGTTACTTCTTGTATTGACGAAAATTTAGTACCATATGGTACAATTATTTCAGTAGACTCCCAACGTGTTCTAAATTCAACCTTAGAACCACCAACAATCGGAATAGATGGTAACAGTGTGAAATGATCTATTGAAAAATATTCAGTTGAATTATGTGAAATTTTAGTTTGCCAATATGAATTGTTATACTTAACTACAAATCCAACTACATAATAATGGTACGGTGTCCATACGGAATATACTGCAGAAATACCGCCAACTGTAATAGTTGAACCGCTATAATAACTAGCATAGTATGTAAAATACGGTTGGGTTTTGCTATATCCGGTAACTTCGAATCCACCTTCTACTTTAGTAATAGTAACACCGCTATATACTAATGATGCAATCGGAGATGACGTATTCATTATTACTTTATAATCTTCTGGTGGTATAAAAATATTGCCAACTGACGACGGTGATTTTGATTCTAATAATAAATTAAACTTTTCTTTACTAGTAAATGCACCAACACGATAACATAACTGCGCAGTTACTTTTGATAAATTATTTTTATATTCATTGTATAACGACAATTCATTACAATCAATATAATTTACCAAATAATTTATAAGACCTGCAGTTTGTACCCGGGTGCTACTTAAATACACACTCGGCAATTTAATATCAGCCAGTCTAATACGTACACCAGTATCTAAATATATTAATTGATCTGTTAAATTTCGAACAATTCGGTTTCTATCTAGTGTTAATCCCATTGTCATTGCAGGTTTTAATAATAATAGTGTTTTTAATACGCTAAATGGATAATGTGAATGACGTCTCCAAGCAGCTTCAGTTGGCGATACATCACCAAACTTAAAGGATAATTGAACATCACTTGATGATGTTCCGCTAGCAATATTATTTGTTAATGGACTAACTAATCGACCATTGCTGTCAACGGGCAAATAATTCATCAAAAAAGATTTAACAAATTTAGTTTTCTTAACAATTGGTTGATCTGGCTCTTTTACCAATCCGTTACTAATATCATTCCACATCACTAAATTATCACTAGTGTACGGTGCCAATCCGTATACTGTACTCCACCAAATTGGTTCTTCGCTAATTCCTAGCATCTCCCACGGGCATAAGTGTGGACGATCAGTATCATACACCCATTGATAAATACCTCTCCAAAATCCAGGTGTTGGTCGACCATCTGGAGCAAAATTGCTGCTATAATTAAATGTAAAAGGATTATTTCTAGTTCCAGGTAATGAAGGTATTGAAAAATCTTTTTTAACATGTGTTGACCATTGATAATAGTTTGCAGATAACACTAAATTAAATTCGTCTAAGCTATAATCAGTAGTTCGAGCATAACTAGGAATCATATCACATATATCAAAAATAGTAGGATCATATTTAATTTTAATGTTATTATAAATTCTCTTTTCTAATTCTAAAATCAAATCATCTCTATAGTCGTTATATGCTAATATTAAACTACCGTCATGTCCTTGTATCATTCTTGAAGGAGTTAATAATGTAGTATCTAAGAATATTTTTGGTTCATATTTTGGCCAGATACCTAACTTAGTAGGTGTTTCTGGTATCAAACATCCGTCAGTAGTGCTATATTCATACACTGATACTACATCAGCAACGTTTAATAGTGCAGTAACAATTACAAATCCTTGATTGCTAAACGTATAATCTTTACCGTGCAATAACTGCCGGTCATTTACATATATAAGAACTGCCGAAGTTGACAATTCTGATAAACTAAACACTTTAGATAATGAGAAAATATTAGATTCAGGGTCACGAACAGTAACATCAATTTTCGAATACGCTCCATATGGTACCATGTCACTAAAGTAGTAAGGAGCAGTTGCTGGAACATCTGCATTTAGTGTACGCAAAATTAAATTTACATGATTAATAGGATGGGTATCTACTCCTAATGTTTCAGCTAACACCATAAATGCACGTTTAAACTTGCAATAGTCGTCTCTTGATTTTTCAATCGCATTAATTACATTGTTAGCCGATGTTAAATGATACATTGGCAAACTAAGTGGTCCACTATGCTGAACAAATTTTGTACCAAATTGTGTTACATTTCCTAAATCTCTCAAATTACTAAGACCCGGGAATATACCAACAAATGATGTACCTGTATAAATGTTATCAATAATGCTATCAACGTGATCAATTACTTCGCCTAGTGTAAACTCAGTCAGTACACCATTTAGTGGATTATGTTGTAAATTAATCGGAATTTCATAAAACCCATTTGTGTTAATAGGAGTACGCGAATACACTTTTATAGTTACGCAATCAGTTAACAACACAGGTGTGTTAAACACAATTTGATATTGTGTCAACGGCACTTGGCCAACTGTAACGCTAGTTGCCGTAGTTTTAATAACCCAATTACTAGCTGGTGATCGCATGCCATTTATATAAACGCGAACACTAATGTCTATTAATGCAGGTAACGTATCAAAAATATCTATATCAAAATTATTTGTCATCTCTGAATTTCTGTAAATGCGAACCGCTGGTTGCACATTTGATACAGAACTTGTTTGCCAGCCGTTAACATAATTCACGTGTCCGTTAACAGTTTTAATTAAATATCCTACATCTGTTGTTTTTGTAATAGTGTTACTTGATTGATCATATTGAAACATATCAGTTAATAATGTAAAATTAAAATTTATGTCACCAATGTTATTAATATTTTTATACGATAGAGGAAACCCTAATTTGCTGTCTGCTATTCCGGTACCAACTTTGTACGAAAATACAGAAGTACCTTTAAATGTAGTACCTGGATATACAGCACCGTTACCAAAACTTATTGCATTACTATCAACTACATCAAATAATGGTGGTTGGTTTAGTTTAGTTTTTTGTTGCGCACTAATCCACGTATTACCATTATACCAAAACATAGTACCTTGTGATATTGTGCCTTGTTGCACTAATACAACTTGATTTTCAGATGGTTTTAATTCTAATACAAGTCGAATTTGTCGACTATTAGAAACTCCGAATCCGTCAGTTGTATGTTTCACATCAATAAATTCAACACGATACACGTTGTTTGCTACTAATTGATCAGTATCAGCAGTAAATATAATTCTTTGTCCATGTTGTAATGGGATGTTGTCAACGGTGTGACCAAGTGATCCTTCAATTGTTGAAAATGCATCAGTTGTATACCGATCAATAATTGAGATATCAGTAATTGCAGTTGTTCCAAAATTAAATAATTTTAAATTAGCATCAAACTCAATAATAGGTCTAACTGCACGCATAGACTGATCAACAGTTGCAGTTATTCCATTAATTGCAGCACTAGTTTCAATTACACTTTTATGAAACCATTTATTATATCGGCTCCACTGATTTTTGTCAGTACTGCTTCTGTTAATTACAATATAATCTGGATTTCCTGCAAATGTAGTAGCATCACTAAATGGTGTTGTATCAAACGGGGTTGCATCAAATAAAATCATTTCGGAGGTAGTATATGGTGCAATTATTTCTAAATCACGCTCTGGAATTAATTTAATAGCAGTGCCAACACCTTCAACATAAAATTTTCCGGTTGCATATAATGCCGGTGTTACTTCACCAGTAAACAATAAACACATACCATTACTTAATAATTTACCATTTGGCATTTGGAATGATTGTTTGCCTATAATTTCAGTAGCAACATCAATGAATCCGCTAGTGTTAATATCTAAAATACTAATTGTGCCACCAAGATCAATATTAGATTCGCTTACATAAAATAACACATCCGGTGCATTATACGGTACGGTAAATATAATTTTACCCGAAGTAATTGAATTGTTATCTAATGTAGGTGTTATGTATCGGTTTAGTGTACCTTCAGTTCGAATAGTTTTAAAACTAAACACGTTGTCAGTACTATGAATGTTAAATTCATAAGTTTTTCCTCTATATAATGTAATTGTTGGATTTCTATTAAATCCATTAGGTGTAAACACATATGCAGAATCAAGACCAGCCGTATCAATCGTTACTGTAAATACACTTTGGTCAGTCGTAGCAGCATGACTAATACTAATAGTATTAGGACCGTTTGGTAACCAATAGTAATCTTGAAAATTAACAAATTTATCCCAATCGATATGTGGATCCCAACTGTAAAATTCTTGATTATTTAATCTAGAATGATCAAATACATTTGCGCCGTTAACACGCAACTGATTAATATAATCTTGATAATCTTTTAGATATACAGTATTATCTATATTATCAGTTATTACTAACCCAGGTTCTAATTGATAATTTTGCCTAACCTGAGTAGGCGCATTTATAAAAATATCAGCCGATGAGGATGCTTTAGCATTTAATCGACCAATATACCCGTTAACTTTTTTTACAGTACCCGGCTGGGTTAACTGATTAATTGTTGCATGTAAGAATTTTTTATTAGTGTCTGTTCGGTAATAACTAGGTAAAAAATTTGCAGTATTATCACTGTTGCTTGTATCGGTTGCTGTACTTCTAGGTAAAGTTATTTTTTTGTTAACCATTAGATATTCCCATATGTAGAACTAGTTATAGATTGACGATTTATTGTACTATCAAGAGACATTACATTTGATGTTTTAATATTAGTTGCAGTGATTCCGGATATAAGTTCAATATCATCAACCGTTGCTCCATTTATAAGAAGTTGGTTACTTAATGACTTAACTTCGAATAAACTACCAAAATTTAAACCTTGTCTTCGAGGTACAATTACAAAATTTGAAATTTTTGGTGCTAGTTGATTCATTACAAATGTTGCTAGCTCTGTGAAGAAAAATGTATCTCCAAAATCCCAGTTGTCTAAATTAAAGAAAGTATTAATTGCAACTATTACTTGCGATTTAATATCGTTATCAGATATTATCTGTCCTGGAGTTTTTGTAATTTTAAATACTGCTTGCAATTCCGGATCAGCAGTTGCACCGAACAATATTTTATAGTTAACTGCATGATAAATTATTTCATCTGAGATAGATTTAATTAAATTTAATGACGGACTGAGTGTATTGTATAATTCATCTGCACTCGGCGGTAATGGTTTAGAAATAGCTGCACCGTTAATCCATTGTCTAAACGCAGTATCATAACCTTTAGTTAATACATGCACGTCAATAATATTGCTCACACCTGGATCTATTCTTGATTCATAATTTGCGTTATGAATATATTGAAATTTTAAATTCGCGCGACCTTCATACACCTTGTAATCCAATGTAGGTTCTAATACACCAGTAGACGATGCTTGAGTTACGGTATTTGATCCCGGTATATAATAATACAATCCTACATCTCCAATTGTTGTAAGTTCTGGAATTATCCAAACTTTACTGTTATTTGCAACATATCGATAATCTTCTTGCCCTAATGAAATTTGATATTTTTCTTGCAATATATATTGTTGATATAACACAAGATTTGTGAATAATTCAGGATCATCTGCAATGCCATTATCATCAGAATCTGCAAACGACACTACTATCTTCTTATTATCAACATACCCATCTAACCCAATGTATTCAGAAACAACATCCCAAACAAAATCAGTAGTATATGAATTATACGATGATATTTGTTTGTTAATACTTAACACCTTGATTTTATCACGAACTACTGAATTTGTTCTACTGTCATATACCTTTTCACTGCTATCAAAATAAAACCTAATTTGACTGTCACTCTCAAAAATATAACGAGTTTCTCTACTAGTAATTGTATAATATTCATTATCGGTAGTAAATAGCAACATCCAACTAGCATCTTTCTGTGTATTAGTAATACTACCTTGATTAATTAAACTAAATTGACTAGTCGAATCTATGTTTGATTCAAATACAAGTTGCCATACCTGTTGTGCTGCATTATAACTTAATCCAAAAGATTTATTTTCAAAAATTAAATCAATCATAGTGTTAATTACATTTAAATCTAATGTTGTTCGACATTTAGGTATAATTTGGCTTATGATTGCACCATCGGCAATATTAACATTTAATGTAATCGGGCCTGCTCCGGATGATAATACGCCAATACCGTTAGCTCGGCCGTCATTAACTATAGCAACAACTGCAGCCCAAATGTATAATGATGTATTAGGTGCATAATTTACACTAATAGCTTCTTCAAGTTTATTTTGATTATCAAGATTAAAATAATAACCGGTAGGCGCAACAAATTTTATTAGTGATCCTAAGGTAACATATTTTAAATCAGAAACTGTATATTGTGGACCAACTTTGTAAACTTCACCAGTGGCCTGTAAATCATAAATGTATCCAGTAGATGACACTACGTCAGACGTTACTGCTCTCCATCCAACTTGCAAATTACTACCTAATTTTGCAAAATCGGTATATTTTGAATAATAAAAATTACGTAGTTCAGATTTAGTTAAGATGTTATTTACTACATTGTATATCACACCTTCGATATCTGTTTTATTAATATATGAAAATTTAGTGTATGATTCATAATTATCTTTATATATAACACCGTCATCTGCAAACAAATTTGTAGAACTATATTTGCCAGTTGGATCAACTAAATCAAAATATCTGCTAATCCCACTTGATGAACGATTAACTGCTTTAACTTTTAATACTTGTTGACTTACACTTAACGGACAAATATTATAATCTTCGCCTGTAATCATTCGGTTTTGTGTGTAATATGACGCAGGTGCATTTGCTTTAATACTAGCATTTGTTTCACTAGATTCGGCATTAGTAATCGTTGTTGATAATGCTAACGAAATGGTTAATGACTCTTGTTGTCCCATATTTGACATGTATGGAATAGTAATTGATACATTTCGTATATCCTTTGAATTAACAGTATATGACAAACCGTTGCTTAATCGATAATATACTTTAAATGTGCCGTATGGCATATTACCAAAAGTACCATCACTAAAGTTTAAAGTAATTGCGTCGTTTGCACGAGTTGTTACACCAAAAATATTTTTAATATTTTTATTAACACTATTATAGATAATGTTGTTACCTTTAAGACTTGGTACCTGCGTCCATGTCTCAGTTTCGTCTCCATTTTTATCTAATCGATATAACCACACATCGGTATTATTAATACCAGTTGATGCAATATTAATTAGATCGTTACTTCGAGGTTGGTCAACTGTAAATTGTGAATGTCCTATAGTACCTTGTGTAAAGTTGAAAAAGAAGCCCGAACCTGCACTGCCGTATCCGTGTCCGTCATTTCGATATACACACGACAACCTATTTTTAAGTTTAGGTGCTTCTTCATATATATAATCTTGTCCAGCAAATGTAGTACTAGTAACTTCAAAATTCATCGATCGACCGGCAACTGTTTTAGAAAATGCATAAATCGGAACATCGGCAGTTGCACTTTGGAATGTGTACTGCTCAGTAGGTATATTATATATAATGGAAGAATCTACCGGATTACCAAATCGTTGGGTTCCTGGTAGTGCTGCATTTATTACTTTAATAAATTGATCATACCAAATTGGATTTGACGAATCATTCCATGTAACAGTTTGGCCTGATAAACTGTTGCCGTTACTGTCATATATGTCTTGTGTTGTATTAACTGATGTGAATTTTAATAATCCGTGTGCTGGAATATTTCGTTTTGCATTGTAACTTACTAACTGCGATAATCGTAAAATACTGTCACGACGTTCGGCTAATTCTAAAAAGTTTTCTCGTGCATTTAAATCTACACGAAATGCTACACTTTGTCCTAAAAATGCAATCACATCTAATAATGCTAGATATTCTGAACTTTCGATGTAATCATTGAAATCTTCTGGATAGTTTTGGCGAATATAATCAACCATTGTACGTCGTAAATTTTCAAAATCATAACTTTGAAAATCTGCACTTCTGAATGATTGATATATTTTTTTCCAATCTTCAGCTACTAATAATCTATTTTGTCTGTCAGTTGCACTCATGATGATGTTATCCTAATAATGATATTTATTAATTAACATAAACCGTATAGTTTATTATGCTACAGGCCTTGTTGTTGATCAAATCGCATTTTTATTTTTTCAGTAACGTTATATGGAGTAAAAGTTAACGAGAATTCAATTTGTATCCCACTTTCATAAGTTGTTACTATTGCATCACCAATTTGTACTCGAGGGTCATAATTAATGATATTGTTAATATCTCGCAAAATCATGTCTTTTATTTCATTAGTTAATGGTTCAAACAACAGATCCCAAATAATAGTGCCAAAATTCGGTTGCATTAATCGTTCACCTTGTCTAACATGAAAATGATTTTGTATATCTTGTTTAATTAATTCAAAATCATACAAGCTGTATTGTTCTGATTGTGTATTAACTGTACTAAATCCTTTATAAGTTTTTGGTTTTACTAGTTCCGGTTTATTAGCAAATGCCGGTAATGTAATCCTATCATACATTGATAAACTCATTATTTTCCTCCCTTTACTTTATTAAATGTTTCTATTATAGATGTATATATTTTCCATAATGTTGCTGGTTCTTTCAATGTTTGACTAGTACCTTCAGTTCGACCATCAATATCTCGGTTAGTTGCACTAGCATTAAACTTTAACGGATCTAAATTTTCATGCTGTGGATACGGTTCGTGAGTTGGTATCCGACGCATTATTGAATTTATTGTTCCACCTTTTACTTCAGTAGGTAATGCATGTATCTTTAACTTTTTAGCAGATTTAGCTGCACCTGCGCCTGGCCCGTTCATATGAATTTGCGATGCAGACTCGATGTGATTCCCACCACTTTTAATTTCAGTTGATCCAGCTGCAGTAAATTTATTACTACCAGTAGTATTAATATCAAGTCCACCGGTAGTTGTAACTTTGCCATCGCCGCCAATTACAATATTTAAATCTTTGCCAGCTTCGATTTGCAACTCAGCACCTGCTTTCATATTAATATTTTTAGCAGCTTCAAAGTTTATATCTCGCCCTGCATAAAAATTAAAATCTTGAGCAGTATGGATGCTAATAGAGTCTTCTGCATAGATATCAATTTTACCGTTACTTGTTAATTCAATCCATGCAGTACCTTTTGCATTACCAATATAAATTAAATCTTCACTATTGTGCAATAAAATTTGATGACCTGTACGAGTGCGGAGTCTAACTAATTCGTTGTGCGGTATACCAACATTTCCACCTTTTTCTCCCTGGTCTGCTCTAACATAATCGGGTTTTCCTTCGCTAGCCGGAGTTTTACGAAGAACTTTATCATCTCCGTCATCCATTACAAACGTAGTACCACCTAATCTACTTACATACGCATTTTTAATTTCGTGTTCTTTTTTTCCAATAGTGCCTTGTTTGCCTTTTTTATCTAATGGGCCAGGAGTTGATATACCAAATACTGCACTCGGTGTTTCTCGTCTTGCACTACTAGTTGTTATTCCACGAATGTCGTCTAGCAATAAACCTGCTTTTTCCATAGCATCTGCAATAGGATGCACCGGTTTTTTAAACTTAGTAGCATCACCGGTAGTTGTATTTGATTTTTTATTGTATTCAGATACCGGCGATCGAGTTACTACCCCGTCAATTTTTTTTGGTGTAACTGCATTTGCAGTTCCGGCTAATCCAGGAACCATAAAGTTCATATTTTCGTCTTGAACACATCCGATCCAATACCCACGCTTTGGATCTCCATCAATAAAAATAATAACAACAGTAGTACCCGGATCAGGCGGAATCATCCACATGCCATAACTTTTCTGTGTATTATTGTGATCATCTGGTTCTTTTACTGTGTAATCAACACCAGTGACTCCATAAAACGGACTCATATATTTTACTTGATGCAATTGGCCTTCAGCTGAGGTATTCCCAACTGGTCTTAAAATTTCAACTTCTAATCCACCCATAAAACTAGGATCTAAATGCCCAATAACTTTAGCTAAAAATGGTCCTGGTTTAGAAGCTGGTTGCGACTTCGGTGATGATTCTAAATTGTTGTGTTTCATTATAATCCTAATTAGTTAAAACAAGTTTGTTACTTTATCAATTATCGATCCAATCGACGGTGTTCCGTCAAATGTAAAACTATCAGTACTAAATGATGGATCTGGCTCGTCTTTGGTTGTTGCTTCTTGCAATTTCCTACGCTGCCCTTTTAATACCTGTGTAAAATCACCGCGATTAAACAAACTTGTTAATTGATTTACTCGATATAGTCCACTAAATTGCATTAGTTCTGATGTCGGTGCTCCACCGGTAAAATCGTCCATGCCAGTTGCTTGATTAATATCAATCGGGCATCTAAAATTAACAATAATGTCAACTTCACCACTTTGGTAATTTACACTACTGTCTGCATTTAATGTAGGAAACTGAGTCTGTTGTGATGTATAATTACCAACTCCGCTTTGAACTATCCAATGCGGATCTCCGATGATTTCCATATCCAACATTATCATATCCATTCCGCTACATACTTGATCATGAAAATTTCGTGCTATTCGATTTGCAACAGTCTCAGACCCACCGCCGCCTAATCGATCAGTGTCAGTTTTAGTAGTAGAATATGATGTTTGTGTAGGAGTAACACCGTCTTCTGGATCAGTACCTACCAACGAAAACATATTAGCGACTTTTGATAAAAACCCGCCGTTTTCAGCGGCTTCTTTTATGTCTTGTGAAGATTTACCTGCATCAGCATTCATCATTGCTTGAAATGTATTCTCAATTTTAATTTCAAACTTTTTAATATCAACATTTTTCCCAGTATAGATATAATTGTATACCTTAACTACATTCATTTTGTCGTAGCCTCGAGGTTTAACATTGTTTGGCATTACTCCGGAACTCTCATGTACATTATATGGAACTACTCGATATACAATAATTTTAGGTTTAACTCCTGTAGATTTTAAATTTGCATCAGATGATACATTATAAAGTTGTACATCTATTCTCCACCACTTACGATAACCTTCAGGTGTGATGCTTTTAGAATCAAATGCGCCGTGCGGATAATTACTTTGCAATAGAACCTGGTTAATCGCATTTGGAATATCAGTATCTTGACTAAATTTAAAATCACTTACTGTAAAATCTGGAACATTATTTGCTTGCACATACACTTTCCATTCTTCATTATAAACATTGTTATCTTTTCCGTATGGAGAATCTGCAGGTTTTTCTTGTCCAAATCCCATAGACGCTTTACCTAACATATTACAATTAGCAGGATCCTGTACTTGCGTTTGGTTAATTGCACTTTTTGTTACGCCAATTTTTGAATATATGTCAGTTGATCCTACAGTAGTCGCAGTGCCGCTTGAATCTCCTGACTCATCAGCAGTTGCATCTGTGCTTTCTGATGCAATATCATTTGGAAAAACTATGATAACCTCGTCCGGAACTTCTATAATTTTATCATCTTTAAATTGCTGCAATCGTTTATTCCATACCGCTTGTAAACTTTTTTCACCTGTTTGCAAAATTTCTTGTACTGTTTTACCTTTAACCGAAATGTCATTTGTTAATACAGCATGTTTTGTACTAAGTGCAGATTGATTATATGCCATTGCATTACAATGATATACACAACCGGTATGGTTTACAGTCATACTCATATTTGTAAACTTGAATGGAATATACCTTGAAGTGCCCGGTATATTAGCAAGTACACCAGTTTCAGTGTTACCGCGAAACTCAACTGTTAATAGAAACGGTGCATCTCGCCAGTTCTTATGGCCGGCGTCTAATGCGGCTTGATTACATGCTATAGAAAATAATCCCATACTATAAGGTTCTTGAATATCAAATGATAACTGAACAGTATTTGTGTTGTTACCGGATTCAAATCCAATGCTTGCACTTAGTTCTAAATGATCTATAAAAAAATCAAACTTCCCGTATGGAGTATTAATCCGATTATTTGGATCAATTCCTGCAGTTTTAGCAATTAGCGGTATAGGTTTATCTGACGGTAATGTCCGATTTATTAAGTATGACTTATCCGGAAATGCTAAATCAGTATCTGTTAACACACCAATACCTAATATGTAATTAAATGTTGCATAATCAAATAACGGATTTGCAATCGGTAGTGATATTTCTGAAAATGTTTTAAATTTAGTACTAATTGATGATGCAAAATCTGAGATACTATCAATTGCAGATGACGCTGCGTCGCTTACCATTGTTGTTGCTGAGTCAAGTATTGAAGCCATATTATATTCCTAATGATATTTTTAATTTACTAAATTGCGGAATATATATCTTCGTTCCTGGTACAAAATCAAATATTGGATCTTGTATTACATCTAAATTACGCTGCGTAAATACCCACCATAATGCAGAAGTGCCGTATAAATCAAACGCTAATAGATCAGGACGATGTGTATATTGAGATTCAATCGTATATAAAAAATCCGATACTTCTTCTGCAACCGGACGTATTTTTAATATACCTAAATATCCTTGTGTTATAGGGGTTCTAAACCACGGACTTGTATTGCTATATGATGCCATATTATAAATATCCAAAACTGTTATTTAAATATCCGCCTGCGACGAAATTATCTAAACTAAACTTGCGAGCACTTGTTCTACTATACGCAGGTACCATTGTTATAGTAAACGACGATTTAGTAGGAACATATGCTGTCCCGTCTTTTTTTGTGCCGCCTGTACCTAATGAATTTGCTAACTGTGCAACTTCAGATATACCATCAAAAATATCAGTAACTCCGTTTAATCCAAATGCATTAGAAACCTGACCTGCTGCATCTGCCATACCTGCAACTAATCCTGCTTTACTGGTAACAGTAGCAACTGGAATATAGTCGCATTCTGCAGTAAGATTAGTGCTAAACGATGTTATAACAACTGGTACATTATTAAATACATAACTTCCATATGCATTAAACATTACAATTGGCGGTGGATTCCCTGCTTTTGGATCATTACCGGAAAACATTTTAGTTATTGATCGAAAGTAATGTAATGCAGCAATCCAATACAATGCTTGAGTAGTATCCTCGACATTCATTGGCGCAGTAACTGTAATAGATCCCGGATCACTATGTTGAAACGCTTGAAAATTAAAATTTGAATGTATCGGTGATACCGTAGTGTACTTTGCAGAACTTGCTAGTTGAATGTTTGGCGTATATGGAAATATCATGCCACCGGCATCGACTAATGGCTTTAATACCGGACTTCCTCTAAAACTTGGCCACGTTGGCAACGTGAGTCTTGCTCGCCAATCATCAATTCCCATATCATCAAATGCTGCTTTTACACTCATAAAATCACCAATTACTTCGCCTGCTCTAGGCAACGTTGCTGATCGTATGTTAGTTAATAAATTACCTGCGTTGCCAAGTGCTGAAATTCCCGCACCTGCAACTGCTCCTAAACCTGAAATTGACATAATTGTGTTCCTTATATTACATTATTTATTTGACTTTATTAAGTGTAGAGTTTATAATAGCTATGTAAATGGAGATACAAACAATGCTTACACCAAAAGTAAATTACTTAAACAACAAAGATATGCTGTTAGAAATACATAGATCAAAAAGCTCTTATTGTGTTTTTACTGACCCATCGTATCATCAATACGATTTAATTTTACCTAGTATAGATAAGATAAACATTCGTACTATAGCAGATGCAAAACGGAATCAAGCAAAGCGGCTAGGTGATTTAAACTATTTAACTAGAAAGAACAATGGCGAAAAACTTAAACAAGCAGATTGTGAAATTAGTTATAAAACTATAGCAAAAGAAGATTTAGTATTTAGAATTATGTCATATGAACATATTCCACTAAATGCAACTAGAAAGAAAAATCCAAAAACAGAAGCAGATAAAAGAGACAAAGTAAACTTTCCACCGTTTCAACATTGGAAATTTATAGATAATGTTTTAGTGTGCGTTGGCAAGAGTCACTGGTCAGGGGACTTAGAAACAGGGCAATATCATAGAACTGCAGGACAAATTACTGATACTTTAGCAAGAATGATGATTAAACTGTGTGAGCGATACGCAACTAGAGGTAATGTAAGAGGGTATACTTACAATGACGAGATGCGCGGACAGGCAATATTACAGCTAACACAAATTGGTTTACAGTTTGATGAATCAAAATCAGATAATCCGTTTGCATATTTTACCGCTGCCTGCACTAATTCATTTGTTAGAGTTATTAACATAGAAAAACGTAATCAAAATATTAGAGATGATATTTTAGAAATGAACGGAATGAACCCATCATATACTAGGACCGGATCAGAAGAATATGACATTGCAATGCGACGATCAGAAGATCACGAATAACTCATTAGATATTCAGCATCCGGCACTCGATGCTGCTTATAAAATACTTAGAGAAGAACACCCAGATGCCACTGCTAGATATCTTGAAAAGCTTTTTGAAGATACTTATAAATGCAACGTAAATTTTAATAGTAGTTTTGGCGGGGATGTTACATTTATCACAAACAAAGATTTAGTTTGGTTTTTATTAAAATATAGTTCAATAGGAAATAATGAATAATTTATTTAAAAAGGCTGCTGTTTTTACCGATATCCATTATGGTCTTAAGTCAAACAGCAGCGTTCACAATCAAGATTGTGAAGATTTTGTAGATTGGTACATTGCAAAAGCAAAAGAAGAAGGGTGTGATGTTGGTATCTTTATGGGAGATTGGCATCATAATCGTAATAGTTTAAACATCACAACTATGGATTACAGCCTTCGAGCTTTGGAAAAATTAGGTCAAGCATTTGATGAGTTTTACTTTTTTCCAGGTAATCATGACCTATATTACAAAGATAAACGTGACATACACAGTGTTGAATTTGGCAAATATATCCCCGGAATTACCGTAGTTCATCACCCAACTACTATTAAAAATGTTACATTATGTCCTTGGTTAGTACATGATGAATGGAAAGAAATTGGTAAGAAAGGTGCGAAGTATATCTTTGGTCACTTTGAATTACCTCATTTTTTTATGAACGCAATGGTACAAATGCCAGATCACGGTGAGATTAGTTTAGAAGCTTTTAGCAGTTATGAACTTGGTTTTAGTGGTCATTTTCACAAAAGACAGCAACGTGAAAACATGCATTACATTGGTAATGCATTCCCGCATAACTATGCAGATGCGTGGGACGATGCAAGAGGTATGATGGTTTTAGAGTGGGACGGACAACCTGAATTCTTTACTTGGCCAAATCAACCTACATTTAGAACTGTTAAATTAAGTCAACTTTTAGACGATGCTGATAAGATTCTTAAACCAAATCAACACTTACGTGTAGCATTAGACATTGATATTAGCTTTGAAGAAGCTAGCTTTATTAAAGAAAAGTTTATTGGAGATTATAAATTAAGAGAACTTAAAGTAATTGAAGAACGCAAGTCAATAGATGTATCAAGCAACGTAGACATTGAAGCATTTGAAAGTATAGACGAAATTGTAGCAACTCAAATTGTAAATATTGACTCTGAAACTTATAACAAAAACACATTATTATCAATCTATAGCAACCTATGAAGATATTACATTTACCAGTGCCGTTAACTAAATACAAATAAAGGAGAAACCTATGTCAGTATTTTCTTTGTCATACTGGATTACAAAAGGATATTCAGAAGATGACGCAAAATATCAAATTGCAATTAGAAGACCAAATAATGTTTTATATTATATCAACAAAGGATATTCAGAAGATGAAGCAACCTTATTAGTAAAAGAACGACAGCAACAAGGAGGTAAAAAACGAAAAGAAATGTCTGCTGAAGAAAAACGAAAATTATCTCCTCGATGTTTAGAATTTTGGTTAACAAAAGGGCTGTCATTCGAAGATGCAACTTTAAAACTATCAGAGTTTCAGACTAACTTTTCTAAAAAAATATGTATTAACAAATACGGTGATAAAGAAGGATTTGAAATTTGGAGTCAACGCCAACAAAAATGGCAAGAAACATTAAAATCTAAATCAATTGAAGAAATAAATGATATTAATAGACGAAAAAATCGATGGTTACATTTATCAGAAGATGAAGCAACGTTATTAAAGCAGAAAGTTTCTACTAACGTAAAACTTACTGTTGCCCGCCGTCCTAAAGAAAAAACTAAAGAAATTTTTGAAAGAGTTATAGATACAAAGGTAAAATTAGGATTATGTATGTCGCCTGATTTACATTCTGAGTTTGAACAATATAAAAGACAAGTATGGGCTGAAACGAGAAAACAAAACTTGACCATTTTAGAAAACTACGATAAACGAGGTCGATTAACTTATCATTTAGACCATAAATTTAGTGTTTGGCAGGGATTTACAGACAGCGTTCCTCCGGAAATAATTGGTCATATTTGTAACTTAGTAATGATGCCTTACACAGACAATATATCTAAACATATTAAATGTTCTATAGAACTTAACACCCTTATTCAACTTATTACCCATTATAATGATAACACTTAAATCAATAACTGCAAAAAACTTTCTCTCAATCGGTAACCAAACGCAAGCAGTAAACTTAACTACTGATAACTTAACACTTGTATTAGGAGAAAACCTAGATCAAGGCGGTGATGACGCTGGATCTAGAAACGGAGTAGGAAAAACTGCAATGTTAAACG